TCTCCTTCTCCCTGCTCCGTTGGAAGATTCTCGGCGCATTTTGCTCCAATCGGACATTCCTTTGCACAGAATCTCGTTTTGAGAAACGGCGCGTTGTAAAGGTCGGCCATTCGGATTATGTTTTCGACGGGTATGAACTTCGTCACGCCCAGCTCATAATCTGCCAGCGTAGAAGGTGACACGCCAAGCAGCTCCGCCGCCCCTTCTCTGCTTTTCAGCCTGTGATCCTTTAACGCAGCCTTTTTTCGACACTGAAAATAGATATTCTCAACTGCTGATGTGGCGTTGCGCCCCATGTTCTCACCTCGTTAATTTGATAAAATATCGGTGTAAACGTTGTGGTGGTTACGCTTACCCTTAAACGGTCTCACCGTTGGTGAGGTCGTCGATCTTGCACTCCAGTTCCTTGGCAATAAGCAAGAGCTGGTCGAAGCGAGGGCGCTGCTTGTCATTCTCGTATGCGCTGACAGTGCTCTGCGACATGTTGAGTCGCTTTGCAAAATCCGGCTGGCTGATGCCCTTCTGCTTTCTGCGGTTACGAACTTCCTGTCCGAAAGTCATCTTTTCATCTCCTTTCTGTTTGGTTTCATGTGGTCATGTTGGATGATGTGAAGTTGTCAAGGTTCGACATCGCCGATGGCGAAAACGTTTTGTACGTTGTTCGATGTTCGGTTTCTCCTATATTATATTCAGTCTAACCGTTATCGTCAACGGGCTTTCTAATATTTTTTTGCTTTTATTTGTTTCGCCGGTGTGTTATTATTTGTTAAACTAATATTATAGGGCGGTGATTCCGTGGATTTTGTTGATAAGAAAGAAATTGGCCGTCGTTTGAAAAGCATCCGAGAAGACAATCGAAGCGTTCAAGAGGAAGTCAAGCAAGGCCTTGGAATGAGCCAAGGCGGTGTTTCTGGAATGGAAAACGGCGCGACTTTTCCTTCTGCCCGCGCACTCGCTTGGTATGCCAGACGGTACAATGTGAGCGTAGATTATTTTCTTGGCCTGATCGACGAGCCTTTGCCGCTGGAACGAAAAAAAGCCGCCCCGCTGGACGCAGGGCAGCTTCTTGGTGGGTTTGGTATCAGTCACTCGTTTTTGGGCGAATCCTCAAAAAGTCAGCAAGAATTTGAGAAATATCTCGAAGGTCTGATCGAGAGAGTTTTGCTTCGTCGGGAACAGCAATAGCGATGTCCGCCACGTCGACGACAGAGATCCTGTCGCCTTGGCGATAGAGTTTCAGAGTGACGTTCGCGGTTAGGACTGGCGAGGTCAGATTTCTCTTGTTTTGCATAGTGTATTCCCTTCCGAGGAAGCCGGCTTCTTTATAGTGTCACGTGCAAGATTATTATGTATGAAAGCGGGAAATAATTCAATGTTCCCCTGTTGATTTTATTTCCGCGTCGGAAATGAGGATTTCCGCGTCGGAAAAAGCTATTTCCGCGTCGGATATGCCGATTTCCTTTACTTTACTTTACTATAGTTTTTATATATCTAAGTAACTTATTTATATAAGTAACTTAAAGAGTAATAGTAGAAAATTAAAGAGTAGGAGGCTTCTCATGAAGTGCATCAGGACATCTCTTATGGAGTGTGGCTGCTGTCCCCGCTGGAACGTAGACATCAGCGTCTACGGTCACTATGAGTACCAAGGTGGTAAAGGCGCGGTGCTGACAGCGTACTCCTGCCCGATAGTGAACAACACCATGCTTCCAGATGACCGGAAAGATCAGCAGTTCAAGGATTATCTTTTCTGCGACATCGTCGATTCGTGCAGTCTGGTAAAGTCGTTCCCTCGAACCGTTGAAGTGGTTCGGGCTGAATAAGAAACGGAGGGATTCTCGTGGCTCGTGAAAAGAAAACAAAAAAGCACGGCAAAGGGCGCAAATTACTGATATTCTTTCTGGTTTTGGTTGCTCTCGGCGTGTATGGAAATTTAACCGAAAAAGAGGATGCCCAGCCCGTCGATATCGTGACTTCCGCAGAAACTGGAATAGTTGCCGCGGCTCTAACCCCTCCTGCAGCTACTTCAACAGTTGCTCCAACTGCCACTGCTACGTTGAAACCGACTACCAGTCCTACACCATTGCCAACCTTGACGCCCAGTCCTACTCCGTCGCCCAGTCCTACTCCGTCGCCCAGTCCCACAGTGACGGCCAGTCCGGAACCGACCGCCGCCCCAACCGCAAGTCCGGCTTCCACTCCGGCCGTCCCGAACATACTGCATGGCGACTTGGTTTCGATAAACGAAAACACAATCGATGGCATCGTTGTGATCAAAGCCAAGATCAGCTCATCTTATAGCAAGAAAGCAACGGTGAACCAGAACTACTACAACATTGAAAAAATAGCCAAAGATGGCTGGTATAGCGATTTCAAAGAGGTTCAGTATTGGGCTGTTGCTGACATGTCTGATGGAAGTGAAAGCAAGGTGATTTCATTCACTGTGGCGCGTGATGTGATGGATAAGCTGTCTTCCGGATCCATCGCTGCAAATCAACTCGGTCTCTTTGTGACTGAGCTTTGGATACATCCTTCCTTGAAGTAGAAACAAATAACGAGGCCGTAACGATTGCTTGCGGCCTCTATTTTTGAATGAAGGTGATTAGGGTGACAAGAAAAATCGACCTTGACGCAAAAAAGGCAGCCCTGTATATTCGTGTGTCTACCCGCTGGCAGGTCGATGGAGACTCGCTGCCCATGCAGCGTGAGGAATTGCCGAAATACGTCGAGTACGCGCTCGGCATTAAAGATTATGAGATCTTCGAGGATGCAGGCTACAGCGGAAAAAACACTGACCGTCCGGGCTTTCAGAATATGATGAGTCGTGTTCGAACTGGCGAGTTCAGCCACGTGATCGTCTGGAAGCTGGACAGGATCAGCCGCAATCTTCTGGATTTTGCGTCCATGTATGCAGAACTGAGGAAGCTTGGTGTTGTTTTTATTTCCAAAAATGAGCAGTTTGATACCAGCGCGGCAATAGGCGAGGCTATGCTCAAGATCATTTTGGTATTCGCTGAACTGGAAAGAAAGATGACCTCCGAGCGTGTCTCAAGCACCATGATCAACCGGGCTCAAAATGGGATGTGGAACGGTGGAAAGATTCCTTTTGGCTACCGCTATGACAAAAACACTGGCGAATTTTTCATCGATGAGAAGGAGGCCGGAACCGTCCTCGTTATTTACGATCTATACGAGCAGTATCGTTCTCTGCTTAAGGTTGCCACTCACCTCAATGAAAATGGCTATAAAACAAGGAGTGGCAACCCTTGGAATCCAACAACCGTCAGCATCATTTTGAAATCCCCTTTCTACACGGGAACATATCGCTACAACTACCGCGATGAATCGCAAGGCTTTGAAGTAAAAAAGGAATCGGAGTGGATCTTCATCGATGACCATCATGCGGCGCTGATCGATAAGAACCGCCAAAAGAGAATACTTGCCATCCTGTCCGAAAATGATCGTGCTGCCGGCACTCATAAAACATATGAACGCAAAAATGTTCACATCTTTGCCGGTCTCTTGGTTTGTGCTTGCTGCGGCAGCCAGTATCAGAGCACGGTGGATCGTCCGCGTGCAAAAGGCGGCTGGCGCCCTTCGATGTACATGTGCTCCAGACGTCGTCGTTTCCGTGACTGTGAGAACAAATATGTGTCGGATGTAACCTTGGGGCCTTTCGTGTTAAACTTTCTGTCCAACTACATCCGGGCGCAACGTTCGTTTGGAAGAAGCACCGATCTATCCGTTCTCGAGAAAAAGCTGCTGCGCGGTTCATACTTTGAGGGCGTAAGAATCGAAAAAGAGAGCATGCAAGCAATTCATAATTCTTTTATGATTGACCGCTTTGGAATAAGCGAATTTGCGCCAGTTTCCGTGCAAGAGGACGGCTCCAGCCCAAACGAGCGAGAAATACTCGAGCGCGAACAAAAGCGGCTGGAAAGGGCCATTCAGAGGCTTAAATCGCTATACCTTTATAGTGAGGACTCAATGCCGGAAAAAGACTACATTGCCGAAAACGCTTCGCTTTCCGAATCACTCTCAAAGATCAACGCCAGAATCCAAGAGCTGGACGCTTCTATTCCCCCGGAAGAAGGTCTTTCAATTGACGATGAAACGTTCATGCAGCAGGCTTCTTATCTGGTTATTACAGAGGAATTATTGTCTCGTCGATTTGTGAACTATGAAAGATTGATCCGGCTTTTGGATAAGAGGACACTCAAGAACTTCATTCATTCCTGTGTGAAAAAGTTTTGTATTTTTGACGGCAAAATCACGGAAATGTCCCTTCGAAACGGCATAATCATCAAATTCCAGTACAAACGCTGAAAAGAAAGAAGCCCTCGAAATCCTTTGATTTCGAGGGCTTTTCTCTGTGCGCAGATCATCAAAAACATCCTGCTATACTATAAGCATCGCATCGCCGAAGGAGAAGAAGCGGTATTTTTCCTCAACGGCCTCGCCATAGACCCTCAGCGCTTCTTCACGCCCCATCAAAGCCGAAATCAGCATCAACAGCGTGCTCTGGGGCAGATGGAAATTGGTGATGAGCGCGTCCACGGCGTGAAAGCGGT